ATTGAAAAGAACGAAGAAATTAAAAAGATAAAATCTTATATTTCTAATTTAAAACAAACCAAGTCTAAATTATTCAAAAATGATGATATTGCTAACATAAACAAACAAATTAATGAAGAAAATATAAAATTATTTAATTTAGTTTCAGAAAGAAAAGAGTTATTAGGCTTTACTGTAGAAGACTATGCTAACAAAAAAATTAATGAATATTACATGTTTAATTGTTTATTTAAGGATAAGGGTTTAAAATATAAATTCTTTTCTGAAGAGGAATTTGATGAATTAGAAAATAAAGATTTCTCTGAAGTTTTTGAAATATATAATAATATTAATAAAAGTTTTGTTGAAAATAATCTTAAAAAAATATCACTATCCCCATACTATCTTAGTTTGTTTAATCTATCAGATGATAATCCGTATTATATGTATGGAAAGTGCATAGTTGATTTAACTTTCTATCAAATGGAAATATTTGGTTATGCTAGATATTTTAAAAATGCATTATCTCAAGCAAAACATAGACCACCAGACGAATACTATGAAGATCCAAATAAGCTTGTAGAATGGTTAGAAAGCAGTAAAAATGCAGAAGAAGTCTTAAGTAAAAATGAAGGTAGCTCAAATAAAACAGAAGGCACAATTGCTACCTCTATAGTCGGTGCCAATAAAGAAGATCTAGCTAAAATAGGCAAAGATGAAAATAGCATAAGTTTACATAAAGAAGCTGAGAAAAAAGGTGGAACTTTAACTATGGAAGACTTAATTAAAATGCATGGATCTTAGTAGCGAATGCTATCATAATTAATAATATTTCGTGTAATTCCTTATAGTAAAGGAATAAGGTATGGCTAGGACCTCAGCTACAATTTCAGTAGGTGCAGACACAAGACAGCTCGAAAGAGATATTCAGAGCGCGTTAGCGCGTGATTTTAAATTCAAAGGATTGAATGAAAAGGCCTTTACTCAACCTTTAGGCCGAATTACTGGCGCTTCTAATGAATTTCAAAAATCACTAGATGCATCAAATGCTAGAGTTATTGCTTTCGGTGCTAGTGCAGGATTAATTTATGGGGTAGAAAAGGCATTTTCTTCATTAATAAGAAGCACTATAGACGTTCAAAAATCATTAACTGATATTAATGTTATATTAAATGTAAGCACAAAAAGTTTAAATACTTTCGGCTCTGGACTATTTGATATAGCAAAAAGCACTGGCCAAAGTTTCGATTCAGTTGCTCGAGCTGCAACAGAATTCTCTCGTCAAGGTTTAGGTTTAGAAGCAACACTCAAAAGAACAAAAGATGCTCTTATTTTAACTCGTTTAAGCGGTTTAGATACAGTAGCCTCTGTGGAAGCTTTAACAGCAACAATTAATAGTTTTAGTGATGCCGCTTTAGATTCTACCACTATTATTAATAAATTAGCTAATGTTGACGCTGCTTTTGCTGTTAGTAGTGCAGATCTTGCAGAAGCTATCAAGCGTGTTGGTAGTTCTGCTCAAGACGCAGGAGTTGATTTTGATGAATTATTAGCAATTGTTACAAGCGTTCAGCAAACTACTGCTAGAGGTGGAGCAGTTATTGGAAATTCTTTAAAAACTATTTTTACTAGAATACAAAGAACAGATACTCTTGACCAATTAGAACAATTAGGCATTCAAGTTAGAACTTTAGAAGGAAGTACATTGCCAGCAATTCAAGTATTATCTAATCTTGCAAGCACTTTCGGAACTTTAGGTGATTCGCAAAGAGCTCAAGTAGCAGAAACTGTTGGTGGCGTTTTCCAAATCAATATTTTAAAAGCAGCATTAGCAGACTTAGGAAAAGAATATTCTGTTTATAACAACGCACTTAAAACTTCATCTAGCGCAACGGATCAAGCCATAACTCGAAACGAAGCTTTAAATCAAACCTTATCTTCTTTGATTAATAAAACTTTTGTAAATTTAACCAAGGTAGGTTCTGATCTTGGAAAAGTATCTTTTGGACCAAGTATAGAAAATTTATTAAATTTATTAAATAAAGGACTAGAAAATATTGATGTAGATGGTGGTGGTATTGGAAACAAAATTGCCAAAGGTATATTTGAGCAAATTGGGGCATTTGTTTCTGGTCCTGGAATAGTTTTGCTTACTGCAGTTGTTGCTAAATTGGTGTTTAATCTAGGAAAATTTGCTGCACAATCATTACAAGTTCTTTTGAATTTAAACACAAAATCTGAAGAAAGAGCAGCAATACAAGCAAAGATAAATCAAGTTTTATCTCAAGAACCTGCTCTTGTTCAAGCAGTTTATAATAAAGAAATAACTGTTTTAGATGTTGAAAATAAAATTCTTGGAATTATAAGACAGCAGACTTTAGAAAGACAAAAAGCCGCTTCATTGTCATCTACATTAACTACTGGATTAGTTGGAAAAGGATTATCTGCTAAAGGTGGAGTATTAAAAGCAAAGAGTGCGGGATTTATTCCTAATTTTGCTAGTTCAGAAATTTTAGGAGCATTAGCTGGTGGGTATGATCCTGGATATGTTCGTAAAATGAACATTCCTGGAGAAGGTTCTGTGACTTATAACTCAGCAGAAAAAGTTAAAAAATTTCCTGGAATGGATCAACCAGCAATTATGCCTCCTCAAGGTAGCAAAGCTGGAAAAAATTATCAAAGTGAATTTGATTCAGTATATGGATTTAATCCGTATGCAAGTTCTGGTTTCATACCAAATTTTTCAACAATATCTCCAGCTGTACAAGAAGCAATACGTAAAGCTTTATCTAAAGGAGATATAAGATCATTATCAAATCAAACATTTACTAGTCGTTTAACACCAAGCGAATTAATAGCTGTAAATTCAACTAAACAAACGGTATTAACGCAAAGAGGTTCTACTAATAATCCAACTAAAATAACCAAATCTTTTAATGCAGAAACTTTAGGAGTTTTATCTTTAAGAGGCAAAAGCGGTGATGTGCCTACCTCTACTTCGTTGGCTACGTTACCAATGTTTTCTAATGCAGTTAAAGCGGACCCATCTATAGGTTCAAACATGGTTCGATTTGAGAAGGTACAAGTTAGATCTTTAGATGCTTTAGACAAGCAAAAGCCCAACGAGTTTATTAGATTATTAACAGAGCAAATTTTACCACCTTTAGCTAATGTGGCAACACAGTTCATGGGTAGTGCGTTAGGAAATCAAGGAGATGGAGTAAATGAAGTACTTGGAAAAATTAAAAATGGTAAAAGCTTCTTGCCTCCAGGAGCTATAGGAGATCTTTTTGAAACAGTAGTAAAAATTGCTACAAAAAATCCAGGAAAATTTATACAATCTGTAGATGACGATTTCAGAAGACCTTTTGATTTTGAAGAAGCTGGAGCAGCAAGTGGACAATTTAAATCAAGATTTGGATTTAAATCTAACTTAATTAAAGCTGATGCAAAATTAACCTCTGATTCTACAGCAATTAGATCTATAATTAAAAAAGCTTACAATTCTAATATCCCTGGTCTTCCATTCACAGAATTATTAAGTGGTAAAATTCCAAAAACTTCTTCTAGAAAAAGTAAATCTAAAGGTTTTATACCTAACTTTTCAGCACTAAATGATTCTATAAATAGAGAAGTTATGGCTGGAACATCTCCATCTAGAGTAAGAATTGGCAAAGACCAAAGATTGACTTCTGCTTCGAATCCTCTTGGTCTAGGAGTCTACAACACAAAAGATGAGCCTCTTGGTTTGGGTCAAGGAGTATCTAGGGCTGGTAGCAAAGCTAAAACTTCAGGAGCTGCAAATGGTTTTGTGCCTAATTTTGCCTTGGCTGAGGGAGCATATATTGCACTTCAATTTGTTATTCGGGCTGCAGTAGCAGCAGGACTTTCATATGGTATAGAAAAACTAGTAGCAGCTATTAACTCTAAAGTTGAAGGAGTCAAAGACAACGAAAAAAATAAACAAATTGTATCAACCGTGGGTCAATCTGCTCAATTTGGCTTAGGAGCTGCTGCTATGGGGGGTGGAGCAAAATTTGGAGGAATGGTAGCTTTATCTACTTTGATACCAGGATTGATAAGCGCATACGCAGCTACAGATCAAACAATTAAAGATTTAATCGATGCTTCTGAAGAAAATAAAGATAAAATTGAAGAGTTTAATTCTGCTTTTTCTTCTTACAGTTCAAATTTAGAAAAATTAAAAGACGAAAATATTTCTTTGGGAGAAAAACAAAAAATTCTATCACAAAATAATGAACAATTATCAAAAATACTTCTTAATACTCCAGACAACCTTAGAGAAAGTCTTGCAAAAACATTATCTACTGGAGATTTTGAAAAAATTGCAGAAGGATTAAGTCAAGTTCAGACTGCTTTGCAGGTGCAAAGTGCAAATACACAAAACTTAGCAAATATACTTAAAATCACTTCTGATAAAAAAGTAACCACAGAAGAATCTAGTAAACTGATTTCTTCTATATTGGGCATGCAAAATGCGAGAGGGATGTCTTTGGCTGGCTCAGCAATGAGCAACCCTAAGATACTTGAAAATTTTCAAAAAAATTTAAATGAAAGTTTGGGGAATGAAGGCATAAACGTATCAAATAGAGATCTTACAGATGCTGTAGAAAAAAGATTTGGATACAGAACTAATATGGATGGTGATAGAGCTTATGCTAATAAAGGTAGAGTAAGTCCTTTGGTAGCACAAGAAATAGATCAGAAAGAATTAAATAGATTAAAAAGCATTGTTGCGCCAGAAGTATATAAAGAAAAAGAAAAAGAATTTCAGGAAAGAAGTCAAAATATAATACTTAATTCAGTTGAGCAACTTTTTAAAGATGCAGAAATTAGCCCAAGCATGATAGATTCTATAATACAACCATTAAGAGGTCTACCATTTGATGAAACAAGCGAACAAGCGCAAGCTTTAAATGAAGCTTTAGGTCTACTTGGTCTTACGGTTAAAAAGACAGATAAAGGACTTGAAGTACTGCTTACATACAGAAAAGAAGATTTTCTAAGAAGAGCAGGACTTGCAGGTGATGTTTCTTCAAATGTAGCTTCAGCCGACGCTTTCCGAAAGAATATAAACGTAAAATCTCTAGAAGAATACAGCAAAGAAGTTTTAGATAAAGACATGAGTTTGAATGCTAATCGTATTGCTACTGGAAGAGTTTTAGACGCTCAACAACAAATATATTCATCTATATTAAATGAAACAGAACGAAGAAAAGTTAACGCTAAATTCATAGAGCAAACTAGTAATTTACAGAAAAAAGGTGTTATAGATTTAGATAAATTTAGTCTAGCTGTTCAAGGTAGCCAAGAAGAACTTGTAGCTTTAAATCAAAGAGCGCGAGGATTAATGTTTGCTGAAGACTTTAGAGGAGCAAGACAGGCTGGAAGAGAAAAAAGGATATTAGGTGGAGAAACAAAACTAGAAGATTTTCCAGCTTCATTTTTTGATGAATTTGATTATAGAGTAGAAGACTCTTATAGAGAGGCTCAACTTGGAGCAGCAGATACAGCACGAACAATTAAAAGTGAATTTAATAACGCCTTCTTATCCTTTGCTAATGGGACAGAAACTGCTAGTGATGCTTTTACAAAAATGGCTCTTAATATTAGTAATAGAATACAACAATTAGCATTAGAATTTGCAACAAATCAAATTTTTGGTTCACTTTTTGGTAGTACTAGCGGTATCGGTGGTGGAATCGGAGATTTTTTAAGCGGTCTATCCAAATCAAAAGGCGGAATGATAAAAGGATATTCATCTGGTGGTAATGTAACTGGCGGATCAGGAAATAAAGATGATGTTCCAGCTATGTTGAGCGGTGGAGAATATGTTATAAGAAAAAATGCAGTTAAAAAATATGGTCCAGAATATTTACAAATGTTAAATGAAGGAAAAGTTCAAAAAAACTTTTTTGGTGGACTACAGCCTATGATGATGGCAATGGCCGCCCAAGCATCTATTCAAGGTGCAGCAACAAACCCAGGGTTTGCTCCTATGCTTAAGGGTATATCTTCAGTATTTGGTAAAAAGAAAGATGATAATGATTATTTTAAATATGGCGGAAGAGTCCAAAAATTTGCTGGTGGTGGAGAAGCTCAATTTTTCGGAGCAAATACTTATAGATATAATGATGCTCTTTATCCTACTGCAGGAGAGGATGTAATTGATCAAAGATTAAGCTTACAAGCTATAACTGATGAAAATAATCCACAAAATGCCAAACGTAAAGAAAGAGAAGCAGCTTTATATGATTATTTAAATTACGTGCAAGACGTTATGCAGTCTAATAGAGATGCTCTTGAAGAAAATATAAGAATGAATCAGCAGATACAAGATGAATATAATAATCAAAAAAGTGCAAAAAGCAGGGGTGCATTCATGGGTTTTGGTCTTGGTCTTTTAGGAGCAGCAGGAAGTCAATTTTCATCAATGGGAGGATTTGATTTGCTATTTGCCCCTGGATCTCCATTGGGTTCTAAAGAAGTAAGAAGAGCTAGGCCTGTAAATGATGTAAATTTAAGATCTGGTTATGGTAGCACTGATTATACGCCTACTCAACCTGCACCATATTCTGGAGGAAGATTAAAAGTAGGTAAAGCTAGCGGTGGATATATTAAAGGTTTTGCAAACGGTGGCTCTAGTGGTAAAGATGATATTCCAGCTCTTTTAATGGGTGGTGAATTTGTAATGAGAAAAGAGGCTGTTAATAATTATGGTAAAAAATTCTTTGATGATCTCAATTCTGGTAGAGCAAGAAAATTTGCTAATGGTGGAACAGTTGGTAATTCAATGAATCAAGTAGGTGAAGTAGGTACCGCTGTCTCTACAAATAATGTAAACATAACAGTTAATGTCAGCGGTGGAGAAGTAGCATCTGATAATATGAATCAAAATTCCACTTCAAGTGCTCAAGAAGACAATCAAAAAAGAGGTGAAGATAGCAAGGCTTTGGCAACTTTAATCAAAAATCAAGTAATGGAAGTGATCAGTCAACAACAAAGACCTGGCGGGATTCTCAGAAGATAATTATATTATTAATTTAACAGAAAAGTTGATTAAGTCTTTGTCTGATAATATTTGAGATTTATTAATGGAACTATTTTCACTTAAATATTCATTTAAATTTTGCAGATCATAAGAGTATTTAAATAATAAAGTAATATATTCTTTATCTTCAATTAATGTTTTATACTTTTCATGGAATTTAAGATTATTACTAGTTTCTATATAAAATTTTTCATTGTTATAAAAAGATGTTATAAATTCAATATAAATATTACAAGTATCAGGTAATTCTTCAATTTCTAGTATTTTAGCGCTTCTGATACCTTGATTTTGAAGATAATCAAGATCTATTACAACGTCCTCATAATCAATTAAACCTTTTGCATAATATCCTAAATAATCCTTTTCTAAATTGTAAGTATTATCTAAAACATCATCAGTGTTTAAATCATCAGATAAGCAGATCGTTTTGTTAGATTGAGCCTTATTAAGTAAAGGAAAATATTTATTAAAAATCATATCATTTATATTTAAATCTGTTTGTAATGAATTAGTTTCAATACTATCTTTATTAAATAAATATATGTAATTTTGATAAAATGCTACGGTATCATTATTTAGTGATTGTTTATAAATTTTTCCAATATTAAAGCATTGATTAGGAAAGTATTCTTGATATAAACTATTTACATCTTCTTCAGATTCTTTTGAAATTAAAAAAGAATATAATTCAGATTGAAAATAATTTAATGGAATAATTTTAATATTTAAATTTTCTGAAATCTCTACTATGTCAGTCTCAAGAAAAGGAATAGTTAGCAATGTTACTGAATTATTTACATTTAACCATTTATCTTTAATATCTTTTATGAATATATTATTTAATTTTTTATTTTTTAAAATTTTATTAGAAACTTCGCTTAAAATTAAAAAAGAAAATATATTTTTTTCATCAAAATAATCTTTATTTATTAACATTTTCATACTAACATAATCTGAACTTCTATATATTTTATTTAATAAAAGATTTTTACTTAAATTTTCTATTTCATCGTACTCTATTTCATTTTCAAAAGTTTTTTCAGATTTATTATATTTAATTTCAAATTTTAATTTTTTAAAAAATCCTAATTTATTTTTAAATTCTTTGTATTTTAAATAATTATTTATGAAATCGTATTTAAAAATACTTTTAGCTTTATTTTTAGAAACAGAACTGTAAAATTTTATTTTTGGAGTACCAGGTATTTTTCTGCTAGATCTATCTATTGCTGGATTATAATCATTAATATTTTTAAACTCTTGTATTGATTCATTTTCGGTATTTTTTATTATAACATCATAATTAGGAAAATTTTCATAAATTCCAAAATATTCTGGAATGTTTCTTATTGTGTCCCATTCGAAAGTTAAATCAAGATTATTTATTTTCATAATTAGTATATATTAATTCCAGACGCAGTTACGTCAGCTGCAGAAATTTGATTTCTAAAGATTAACAATCCTGTAGCTGGTGAGGATCTTTCTCCTATACTATTTTGTGCAAAAACTCTAAAATAATAAAAGCCAGTATAAAGTGGAGTTATATAAGGAGGAAATATTGGTGTTGCTAAAGCGGAACTATATGATATTCCAGTCTTTATATTTTCGATTGAAATTGCATTTACAAAAGACTCTGTCGTTGTATCAAAATTAAAATTTGTACCAGTTTTAACATATGTATGATAAACAGTATTTGAAGAATTTGCTGGTGGAATTATATCATATATTATACTATTAATCCCACCTTGATTTGTTGAGTAGGGTACATCACCTAAAGTTGGATCTCCGCACCCATATGATGCATAATCATTAAGATATGGGATATAATAACAACCATTTTTATCTCTAAAAATAGTACTAAGTCTTAATTCAGGTTGAACAGGTAGACTTGGTCTTATTGGTACATTAACTAGTTGTCCAATATTATCTATATCTTTGAATTTTTGATCATCATATTTTAGAGCGTTAATTGTAAATATAGCATTATCATTTTCTATAATATTTAAAACTTTATATTTTTGAGATTTATTTAAATAAGATTCTAAATAATAACCTGGATAAACAGTTTGAGCTTCATTATTTATATTAGACCTTGTATTGATCCCTGCGGGCAAATAACCAGTGGTATCTATATTTATAATCCATGGTGCACTTTGAGGAAATAAATATCCACTACTTATATTTAATAAAGGAGAAGGAAAGTTTATTCGTATATTATTAGAATATATTCCAGATCCACTTGTTATATAATTTTTCGGACTATTAATTTTAATAGATTGTATTTGACTTCTTTTGAAAAATGAGCTATTTAATCCACTAATTCCAGAAGAATTTACAGAAGAGGTATAACCTGTAACATACAAATCACCCAAATTTGTTCCAAAATCTAAATTATATGTTGGAGTTATAACGTCAAACATGAATGAATTATTTGCATTAACACCACTTAATGCATATGTATTTGTAGAATTATATGGTAAATCCAATACTGCATATCCAGTTGTTAATTCTACAGTTCTACCTGCATAACTTAAATTTTTTCTTGTTTGATCATAAATAGATACAACATCTCCAGGCCTTACAAAGCTACCTTCTAAACCTACTTGAAATTCTACAATTTCTGTATTTAAATTTTGAGTTGTAAGAAGCCATTTTCCAGCTCTTCTTGCTTGATTTTTGTTTGTGCATCCAAAAGACGTAATTTCTGTTTCTCTAACTCCAAGTTTAAGCATGGCTCCAACGTCTTCAACTATCTCTATGGCTGGTTTATAATTGTCGTTTTCATCATTATATCTTACTATTGCTACTGTTTTTCTCGATTTTTTCGAAGCATCAGAATAAGAAAATCCAGGTGCAATAACATTACTATTATTAAATAAATAAATTGAATCTTTTGGAGAATCTTGAGATAAGAATATTTGACCAGCAGAATAGTAAATTATGGCTAAAAATAAACTTGCCATATCATTTAAAACCTTATATGCTTCTTCTTTTGTGCCAAAATATACGTTGCATTTAAATCTTGGCTCTAATCCACCAACTCCATCACTTACTAATTGGTCGCAATATTGACTTATTTCAAATAAATTCCATTTATCTGCTAGTTTAGAATCTATATATTTACCTAATCCAAATCTATTATTTGTTATAATATCATAAAAACACCATGCTGGATTATCTGTCCATGCAACTTTAAATTTACCATTCCAAGGACCACTATAGCTTCTTTTAATAGGATCATAATTAACAGGAATTTTAACTTTTAAAAGTTTTAGTAAATAGGATCTACTGGGAATTGAGCTAAAATATCTTGCATCAAATTTTGAAAATATTAGCGCAGAATCTGGATAAACAAATCTATCAGAATAAACTTCTGTGATACTATCTATTGAAGTTTCGGTCATAATACTGGAAGAAGTAGCCTCTCTAGATGTTTTGATAATATCTACTACCCAACCAATTTGATCATTAAACAATTGAAAAGTTGGTCTATTTTCGGCAAATGGTCTTAGTGTAACTTCGTATGTCCAAATGATTGGTGAAGTTGAAATCTTACCCTTTAGAGTTATTTCATCATTTGACCAAGCATCTGTTTCAAAAGGTGGATATTTTGAAGTGTCTAATTGGACTAAAGAGTAATCTTTTAAAAGTCTATAAATTATAAATTGAAATTGCGCTTCTTGCTGTTCTATATCCCCAGCATTAGTACCTTTAACTATTTGTTCATATAGACTTGATATTTTAATATTAATTTTTATAGAGGAAATGTCTGTATTGTATATGTAATATGTTTTTGGTGTTACTACTCTTTGGCTACCGCTGATGAGATAAAATCCATAAATTCTTTCACCAATTGATTTTGTAACAGAAGTTTGAATTGGTATATTATTTTTATCTACTTGTTTTCCAAAGTAATCTCTTCTTTCTTCATAAAGATTTAAATATGGATTATAAACTGTATGATCATTTGTTTTTTCTCCATAAGTAAATTTATAATCTGAATATTGAAAATTATTAAATCCTTTTTGATCTGCTAGCGGCACTTCGTCCCAGAATATAGATCTAGCTTGTGGCACACTATTTGTTGATCCGTAAGGTTCAAAACTAAATGAACTATAACCAATATCTCCAGTAGTTTTACCACTTAAACTATAATAATATTTTCCAGTAGGAAAACCTTCAATTGGACCTTCGCAAACTAAATCTAAAATATTTATTTCGGAAATAGAACTTAGTGCTGTTAGATTTTTTTTACTACCATAAGCAATTTCAGTTGCTCTACTTTTATCTACAGAAAAAATAGATTTTAAATTTGGAGCATTATTATCTACGTTTGAATATGTTGTATTTGGCGGTGGATTCGTGAATCCCGCTCTAAAATCTTTATAAGTATCATTTTTTAATGTTGCCAATGGGGTATAAGCAGAATAAAATCCACTAGGTCCATATCCCCAACCTGTCACATATTCTGTGCCAAGATATGGAATAGTAGAACCGCTAAAAGATAAAGATATAGCTCCAACTCCACCACCATCATCTTGAGCAGTGCTATTTGGAAAATTATATCCAACCGCTCCATATCCTAAATTTCCAGGAAATAATACGTAAGTCAAGCCATCTGCATATTTATTAATTGCCATAAATTAAAAAGGAATTGAAGATAGGGAACTCTGACTTATTAGATAACATCTTGAATTGAATATATATTGATTATCTCCTTCAAGAATAGATTGTTCAGTTACGCTATCATATTTACCTACATACGCTCTATATAATATATTATAATTTCCATAAACATTATTTCCACCAACTAATAAAGTACCATATCCTACTGGCACTGGTCCACCTTCCCCAACTGTATTCGATGGTCCACTAAAAAGATATGAATTTGCTCCAGCTGATGTTCCAGCTATTGGATCGGCTTGTCTGGCTGTAAATGGTATGTTTGGTGGAGGTTTAGATAATAATGCGCTAGTTCCATTAGTAATTAGACCTATGCTAGCTACTCCAATACTAATTCCAAGAGGCGTGAAGCTAGGGAAAGCAAACCCAATTCCTACTCCACCTAATAATCCTAATGCACCTATTGTTATTTGACCAGCTGGACTTTTAATAAAGTTGATAGCGCTTTGCCAGAAGTCTGCACCAATTAAACAAGGGACAATGTCTATTGTTTCAATTTTCTCATTTAAAATTATAAATAATTCTGTATTTTTAATTTCCTCTATATTTTTAATGTCTGGAATTTCAGAAAAAAGAGGAGTGCTATTTATTAATATTTCATATCCATAATCTAAATTATTTAATAAATATTTTCTTAATTTTTTTGTATTTATTTCTATTGCTCTTAAAGCTTCGGCTACGCTTGAAACTTCAAGATCCCAAGATTCTCCAATATCTTGCCCTAATTTACCATGTAAATTGACTTTTATCATACTTTTATCCTAAAGAATTACATGCAAAATCTATCGTTGGGGTTGATTTCTTTAAATTAGTTGATTCATATACTTTAAATATATTTTTTTTAATATTGTGTAATATGATTGGTATCATTAAAGATTCAGAGCATGCTTTATCTAATTCAGAAAATTCACAGTTTTCACTTATATGACTATGATATATATAATATATTTTATTATATATATATTTTGTTTTCAAAAAATCAATAGAAGAAATCTTAAAGAAGTTAATTGGATCAGGAGCTATATTTTTACATGGAATACACATAAAATCATTTTTAAAAACTATAAAGCCGCATGCTTCTTGTGCATCATCTTTTAAGCATGCTTCCCGAATAGAGTCTTTAATTTTTTTATTAAACATTTGGTTTATTTGTTCCAGGAAATCCGCCAAACGGTAAAAATCCATTTAAATAATTACCGTTTGCATCTTTAGGAATTCCATGAGAATTTGGAGAACTAGGATTTTCAGATCCAGGTCTTCTAGGAAAATTTACTTGTTGACCATTAACTCCAGTTACCCAAAGGCTTTCGTTACCATAATACGTCCAATAAATTCTTTTCGCAGTATTATCATAAGTTTCTCCTCCTCTATTGGTTGGCCAAATAACTGGTCTAAACGCAGGATTTTTCAACCATCTAAGTCTGCAGGCTGAAATATCCTTAGAACAAATATCTGCTACCCAATAATTTTTATTTAAAGGTGTATCAAAAACATTTGAGATATGATTTTGAATACAAACAAAATAATTTTTTAAATTTTTATTTTCTAAAAAAACAAAATCACCAGAAACATATGTATTATTTATATTCCAAGCTCCAGAATTGCCAAGTGCACCATTGTTTCCTTGATTTGATCCAGTAATTCTGTATATTGCATTACCTGCGCTACCCCCAATTTGTCCTGTAGAAAAAATTTCACCAATAAATAATTGATTATTTTCTGTTGCTACTGGCGGAGCAGTTAAAAGGCCTTTTGCATTAAAGTCAGGATTCACTGTATCTGCGTAAATTCCACTATGCAATGAAGTCAATCTGCTATTGTACTCATAACAACATCCTTCTCCACGATATTGAAAAGGGCATTTTTTTGAATATATTGTCCTCCCTGGAAAAGTTAAATTTTCTAAATCAAGAATTGTATTAAGTTGATATTCAACAATAGAAGCGTTTTCTATAGTTTTTCTATCTATGTAGTATATGTCTTTTGGAAGTTCTATTTCGTAAATTCCAGTATTTGTTGCATATATATTATATCCTTCTTGAAAGTTTGAAGAATTTAAATATTTTAAAAATGTTCTAATTCTTGTAAATTTTGCGCCAATTATATCATCAAGAGATTGAATTTGCATTCTAATGTAGTTATAGAAAGAATTGTTAGAATTATCAGGAGAAAAATTTGATATTGATATTTTTGGCGTAGGTAATGTAGTGGATGAATTAAACTCGAATCCCTCTGCTTTTATAGGAAATGGATAATAAGAATTATTTTGCCAATTAATTATCCCGTATGGATTATTTGTTATTTTAAATAAATTAAAATTATTGTAAATACGTAAAACTCCCATGTTAGTTGGCTGATTATTTCCGTAGCTTAATGTTTTTGTTACTGGATGAACTTCAGAAAAATCTATTTCAAATAATTCAATTAATTGTGATGGACTAGAAGATAGAATATTTTCTCTAATATCTCTACTACCACTTACAATTGATAAATAAGTTTGATTTTGGGACACAGACATATTATTCTGCTACCTCAGAAAATTCAACTTTTATATTATAAAGATTATAGGAAACGGGCTGAACTGTCCATGAAGGACAAGTGAACATAGTTTTGACATTTGGTTTTGAATAAATTGTGGGTAAATTATAAACAAAACTTTCTTTAGCGTTTCTTTCTTGTAAAAAATGTAAAATTGATACAGTTTCTAACTCACTTCTATTTTCAAAATTTAAACCGATCTGTTTTAAATTATTATTAATAGAGTCTTGTATTCTTTGTTGATAACCATTTCCAAATTGATTTATTTTTATTCTAGGACTATTCAAAAACTCCGCTCCATAAGAAGGTTTCCACCAAAAATTTGGATATAATACACTATTTAAAGATATATATCCATCCCACTCAACTTGAAGATTGCTTGAAGTGATTGGATTTTGACCAACATTTGAATCTATTATTGAATAATAGTATTTATTATCACTACCTTTTACAATATCGTACTTCTTATAAGTAGATCCTATAAGCCAAGTTGAAACTGTATCGTAAATACTAGCCATATACCTTTTACCTCTTATATTTTACACTTAAAAGAAGTGTAATTATAGTTAATGTTTAATGTCTATTCTATAGAAAATCAAAACTTTTATCTAAATGATTCTTTAGTATCTGGAATAAAAAGTTTTAATGTTGGCGTTGATCTTAAGATAGCTCCTCAAATATCTATAGATAATTCTATTAATTATACAAAAAATGGTTTTCCTGTCGTTCAATTTGACTTATCTTATATATTAAGTGATACTGATAGATTTTTAACTTATACAGGAGTTAGTTCATTTTCTGGTAAAATTGAATATGGTGATAAATATGTAACTTTTACAGATGGATATTTAACTAATTATTCCTTAAACTATAAACTAGGAGAATATCCAACTGTTGATATAAGAGGGATTATTTTTAATTGGCCAGATTCTGAGATATACTTTATTCCTAAACCAGTAAATTTAAATACATTTAATGTTGGAGATCCATGTTTTATAGACTCAAACCTAACACTTTTCAACTCTAACCGAGTAGAATCTTTTGGAATTAATATAAATATAAATCGCGTAACTAATTACACTATTGGCAATTATTTACCAGATAATATATATATTCAATATCCAATAAAACAAGATATTTCATTTGATACGAGCGCAAGCAATGATATGTTTATAGCAAATCTCCGTAATTTACCAAACTCAGGATATATTACTCCTGACGCTGGACAATATATATCTATAAAAAAATATCAATCTTCTTTAAATTTAGCCACATTTAATTTACCAAATAATATACTTACTAATACAAATTCAGTATTAAGTAGCGACAATGAAGCAAAATATATTGAAACAAAAGTAATGTATCTCCAACCATAATTTTTAGATTTTTAATAATATATATATTATAATATTGTAAATATGGAAATAAAAGATATAATAAGATCTCATGCTTTTTTAAAAGTTTTCATAAAAGATGATGCTGTTTTCGACTCTTTAAAAGAGAAATTTCCCGAAATAATTGCCGATTTAACTACTCTAAAAAATAATCCTAATTGTTCTTGTAGGGGTCGAACAGCAAATTATCTTATATCAAAAATTGAAATTGAAAAAGATTTTTTTTCTTATATGTTTTCTGAAGAAAATATAAAAAATATAGTTAAAAGAAAAGAAGAAAAATCAATAAAACGATCTAGAGGAAAAGGAAATGTTTTATAATTTTTTAACATATCTTTTTCTTTGTTTAAGCATAACTTATGCTTGGAGTGATACTGAAGTAGCTAGACCTTTTCGTAATTTTCTAGTTAAAATACCTTATATTCATAAACCCTTGCTTTGCCATGAATGTTCTAGTTTTTGGATATCTTTAGTTCTTAGTTTTTTTATTAATCCATTCGTTACATTAACTTATCCTGTGTTAAGTAATATTTTAAGTGCGTTTTGTGGATTTTTTATTAATTTATATTTCGTAAGAAATCAATTAGTAAAATATAAAGAATATTAATCTTTAATTTTCTTAATTCTATCTATTAGTTCAAATAGTTTGACTTTGGGTATATCTGATATAGAATTTAAATTTTCTGCATTCTCGAAATTATCTTTAATTAATCTTTTTTTAAGTGATTCAAAATTCACCCCTTTTTCTTTCATAGTCTTTTCTAAAACAGATTGAGGAGAAGTAGGATTTTCATTAGATGGTTGAGCAAAATCAAATAACTTTGCTTCTCCTAACTCTTCTTGAGATACAATATTGATTTTTAAGAAATTACGAACACATCTTACGAAGGCTCTATTCTCTGCAATTGCGGCCAAGAAGAATTTAGCGAAACTCTTGGTATTATTTACTGTAGCATCAGCTAATGATTCAAAGACTATTTCTCTGCCGTCTGTTTCGTAATTGGGTAGCCAAGTGATCCTACAGCTCGTAGCGAAATATGTATCGTTTGCAGATACAACATTATACTCTACTTTAGAATATCCTCGAATTTGGGCAAGCTCCTTTATTCCACCTAATAGTATTAGAAGATCTTTGTCTTCTAGTTTGGATACATCTGTTTCTTGGGTTTTTTGCCTATTATTGACTAGGTATTCTGTTTTTACCATTTTGCGCCAATTAATTGTTCCATCATCATTATAAATGTAATTTATATTTGCGTCTTCAATTAAGCCATATTTGTTTCTTGTTATTAGTCTTGGCGGAACTACTTGGATAGTTGCATCTTTGCTTTCTTCTTGTGGGTGTATTTGCATATTAATAAGTTCAGAACTAGCTACTGAAATTGTATTTTCTTCTGTTTTAATTTTAGGGCTCATTTAAGAATGATACCCCATATTAAAGTTTAAGTCAACTTAAAAATATAAAAATTATCAATTTCTTTCCAAAATTCTGGATCATCTACTACTTTATTACCAGAATTATATAGCCAATCGTATCTAGATATAAATTGACCTTTTGAGGAGACTAATGTTCTCGAGGATTTATAAAAAAGATTATTTGCGTCTATTATTTTCGCGTCTTCTTTTGTTTTGTGTTTTTTATCAATTATGAGATTATAATCCATGTAATCTATTTTATATTTATTTAAAATTGATTCCTCTAAAAATGAAAGTAGAGTATAATTAATTGAATTATTCTTTAATAGTTTAACAAAATTTATATCATTGTCTTCTTCTATAATGTAAATTACTTGGAGAATATTTTTTTTGTATTTTTTAATGAGATCTTTTTTAATAGATTTATTTGTGAAAATAATAGTTTTCTTTGCTGACAGTATATTTTCTAAAGCTTGTTCATTAAAGCAATAGTCCATTCTCACTATAGGATTTTCAATTGATATAGAATTTACATCAGTTATTTCATCTGGTATAAGTTCGAAACTTCTAGCATTAAGATCTTTACCAAAATATATACTTTCTGGTAGATTTGAATATTTTATATCAAGAAGTTTTAGGATTGCTCCAGCGATTTCTTCTGGTTTTATCTCATCTATTGATTTTGGTGATTCTACTTGGGAATAGGATGGTTTTTTATTACCTGTCCTCTCGTAGCCTTTAAGAAGAATATGTTTACTTTTATCTCCAAAATGAGGACCAGCTACATTTGGATTACTTATGCTATAAAGAGAAACTATTAGTTTATTGAAATAAGAAGACAAATGAACGCATAAACTATCTGCTCCAAAATGTAAAATGTTATTTTCTATTATATAAGCTAATTGATTAATATTTGTTTGTCCTAGTAGGTTTATAACACCATTTAGTGGTTTTTCATCTTTTGTCCCGACTTGAACAATATTGATATTATTTTTATTTAAATAAGGATGTATTAAGCTAATAACTTCTTGCCAATAAGAGTAGTTTCTTGAGTCATATGGTGTTTGAGCTTGAAACGTAATATATTTTCCAATAGGTAGTGGAAAATATTTAGAATAAATAAAAGGCTTATCGATTTTTGAACCAGTATTTGTTGCGTATGTGTCAAGTAGTCTCATTATTTAATAATAATTTAATTCAAGCTAAAATCTAGTTTATCTAAGCCATTATGAAGATAATTTAAATTTCTTTGAGTGCATGTATAAGGCAAGTAAGCAATGTCAAAATATCCATCATGTTGATTATTTCCCTCTAGCCAAATTAAATTATCCATAATTGGATTGTACTCTATCCATCTATGAACATATGGATTTCCGTCTAATATATCTTTATATTGAGGTTTAGTGGCAACATATAAACTATAGTCTGGATATCTATCTTTAATTGATTTAAATAAAGCGGTACTAAGAAATACATCCCCTGCGCTTTCTGGAATAACATATATTACTCTGCCTTTATCATTAGAATCGAGAAGATCTTCGAATTTGATTTGTTTGTTTTTTTCATTTTCTTTTAAAGCAATATTTCTAAAATAATTTTCTATATCTGGTCTTTTAGCACCCTTATTAAACTCACCCATCCAGTATTGATGTCCAGAATCGTTTCTATCAATATTTTTCATTTTTAAAATATTATGATACATAAAAATAAGCCATTCGGCATCATCAACAATTTCTGGTATTTTAATATAAGGGTCTTTTTTATCTTCTGGGTTTTCTTTAACTTTATCCCAATCAATAATAGATTGAGCATCTATAAATTGTTCTAAAGTTTTTGCAATATTTTTTACTCCAAAGTATTTAATCGTCCATTCTCTTGCTTTTTTACCTATCTCAAGTCTCTTGTGTGGTAGCATTTTATATACAATGTTCAATTGTTTTGCTATTGATTCTGGATAAGTGGAGGCTTTAATGAACTCTGTGCCATGTTCTCTATATTCAGTCCATTCTAAGGGCAATGAATTGGCTTCTGGTTCACACATTTCTTCTCCACAACTGTAATTCGTGACAAGAGTAATTAGTTCGGTAAGTTTAGCTTCTTGAATTGGTATTTCTTGTCCACCACTTGTAAATGGATGACAATATACATCCATAAAATTATATATTTCATTCAGTTGAGTTTCAGTTACTCCTAAACCAACATTTGTTGTAGTCTGGCTTTTTTCTGTTCCACAATATTTACAGTTTAAATCTTGTCCAATAAATGGTTTTACTTCATATTCTCCGCAATTTTTACATACATATGTTGTTAATATTTCTTTTTGATTAACTCCAATTTCTGCTGCAAGTTTATGTATGTTCCAGCCTTCACCCCAATGAGTATGAAGGAGGAGATAGGTGTTTTTGATTTCTGGATTTTGTTTTTTCCATAAAGCATATCCTTGTAATAAATTTGGCACGCTTTTCCTTAATTGATTTCTAAATACGAATCCTACGATAAATGCATCTTGTGGAATATTGTTTTTCTTTCTGAATTGATTTCTTTCGAAATCAGAAAGCCTATAAAAATCTTTATCCTCTAAGCATCCGTGAACGGTTTTAACATGACTATATCCGAGTTTATGCATCGCTTTAGTAGCGAAATTACTCCAAATCCAATAATTTTTAATTTTTGGAGCATTTGTTATTGCTGACTGAAGAATAGGAAGAGAGTCTAATGTTGTCCAAATTACTGATGCAATTTTATTGAACCAAGATTTTTCAATAGCGAAATCTACTCCCCATATATCTTGTACTGCAAAATATACATCTGGTTTTTCTTCGTTAATTACTCTATCTATAAAATGAGCGCCATAACTAGCAATTCTTGCCAAGTTTGGATCTCTATTGAGTTGATCTAGTTCTTGTTGATTATTAGGAAGTGAGCCTACAGATTTCCATGGGGTTTTTTTAAATTCAGGATGATCATAACTCATTCCGCAGCAATAATGCACTAAATCATATTTATTTGTAGAATATAAATGTTTAAGTAAAGCTCTAGCGTTTCTCCCAAAGCCTGTTTTGGCTAAAGAAAAGTCTGTTTGTATTAAAACTTTCTTTTTTCGTTCCATTACCAGAGTTCGCTATCTTCTTGATCAGCCGCATTAACTTCTTTGGTTTCTTTTGGTGAATTTTTTGCTTTCTTTATAGCTTCAATTCTTTGAGCTTCAAAAACAGAATTTAAAGAATACGTCAAAAACTCTTTCAATAGCCTTGCTTCGTTAAAATAAAAACCAATTAAATATGATTGTTTATTTTCTATGTTCTGTTTATCTTCTTTATTTACACTATATGAAAAACCAACCTGCTTGTCGTCTCTAATATAAGGAGCTAATTTAATTTTTGTTATTTGTTTCTCGGAAGTATGATAAGCTGAAAATTCCGTGTTTCTTTCTAGAGAGTCAATAAGTCCAGCAGCCTCTGTTAGTGAAAATTTAACTTTAACACTTTTGTTGGGATTGTTTTGATTTTCAGAGAAAGATCCAATCTTTTTAGCATCATTCCAAGAACTTTGCTTGATTAATGATCCCCACACTGAATTATCTTTTGAATTTACGCTGAAACTACAAGCTGTGCCTGTATTCTTACTATTTGGTTTATAAAATGATATCATATTACTTAATGTTACTACTTATAATTTAAAATGTCAATTATTTTTATCTATCTTTTTTAAATCATTTAATTTCATATATATCTCATGATCTTGGATAGCTATTAAATCACCGAATATGCAATCATCTCTTTTAGAACCTTTAACTATTACAATGTTTCCTTCTTCAAAATTTCTATCATTTAATAGTTTATTTGTTTCAATATTATCATTAAATATTAATACGCTAATTGTGCTTGTTTCGTCTGATATCTTTAATCTAACATACCTTGTCTTTTTTGCGTTCTTAGATATGCCAGAGAATACTTCTTCTATCTGACCAACTAAAGCTATTTTAGAATTTACTGGTTCATCTAATATATCAGATACATATTTAAGATTTTCTCTTTTCTCGGCAAAGATATCTTTTAGATTTTTATTATAAGTATACCCTAGAAGTTTCTTTTCGTAATACCAATTAGCAAAGCTTTCACTTTTATTGTTTTGCTCATATATGCTCAAATATGGAGTATACTTTTCTTTAATAGTGCTCAGTCTATTGTCTTTAATAACTACTTTATTTTTCTCATCAGTAAATTTATTGAGATGTTTAATGATTTTAATTAGATCATAATCAAATTTATCTGCAAATGATATAGCGTATTTTTTCTCTTTAGAGGTTAACATATTCCATAATTGAACCTCTAATACTATTTTACTTCTTGATTGATTAAAACCGCTAAGTGCGCCAGCTTGAATTAATGCAGATAATGCTCCAATATTTAATCCAGCTTCTTCTGCTGCTTCAAATATCTCAAATTTATTAGAATATTTATTTCTGAAGCTATTTAGTTTTTCTATTGACTTATCGCTAATACCTTTTATTGATAATAGACCAAATCTAATATCTTTATCCTCAATCGAGAAATCCATTTCTGATTTAATAATATGAGGAGGAAGAAGCTTGATCCCGAAGTTATGCATTTCTTTTTGGATCTTAGATATTTCACCTATTGGATCTGGTTCATTTCTACTCATTTTTAATAATGATAAAAAGAATTGTTGAGGATAATTAAACTTAAGATAAATTGTGATTGCTGCTAGTCCAGCATAAGCTATAGAATGTGATTTATTAAAACTATAATTTGCAGAATCTTCAAGAATCTTCCAAAGAATTTCACTAACTTCTTTTGGAATTTTATTTTGTTTACATTTTTGTTCAATTTTTGCTTTCCAAGCTTTAATCTCGTCAGTTTTCTTTTTACCCACGATTCTTCTTAAGATTTCTGCTTCGTCTAAAGTAAAGCCAATCTTATTAGCCATTTTCATTAATTGTTCTTGATATAAAGCAACTCCGCCAGTTTCTTTTAAAATTTCATCAAAGAACGGATGAATACTTTCTGACTGTTGATAATTTGTATGAGCTGCATATTTATCTACGAATTGAAGTGCTCCAGGTCTAGCTAAAGCAAGAACGCCACTAAGTTCTTCTAAGTTTTTTGGTTTAACTTTTTGACATACTCTAAAGTTGGTTTCGGCTTCAATTTGAAATAAACCATGTGGTGATTTTAAATCTTGTAAATTTCTATAAATAGACTCATGATTTAAATCTATATCTTCTATTTTTATATCAATACTTTTACAAACATTATCTACGACAGAAACACTTCTTAAGCCAAGGATATCTAATTTTATATTGAAAACACTTGCCCAATTCATATCAAAGCTAGATACGACCTCTTTATCTGAAGAAAATTCTGTTGGACATATTGTTTCTAAATCATAGTAAGAAAGTAGTACTCCAGAAGGATGAACCCCTTTATTTTTAATTAAATCTCGCAATTTAAGAGCTATCTCGTATGTCTCTTTATTTTCATCACACCAAGCTTTAAACTGCTCAACTTCCTGATAAGCTTCTGAGATATCCTTAACTTGACCATAGGTTTTAGGAATTAAAGAAGATATCATTGTCATTTCTTGCTCTGGTTTTTCAGCGATGATTTTGCCACACTCTTTAATAAGCAATTTTCCACTTAAGCTATTAAAGGTTAATATTTTGCTAGTTTTCCCTTTGAATTTATTTTCTAAATATTGGAGTACTTTTTGACGATTATAATAACAAATATCTAAATCTACATCACACATTAAACTACCATCTAGATACGTTATCCCATCAACAACCTGCTTTTTAGCACGAATCTTGGATATAAATCTTTCGAAATAAAGATCATATTTGACTGGATCGATTCTAGTAACACCTACCAAGTACAATATTAAAGATCCAGCAGCCGAACCTCTACCTAAACCTATTGGAATATCACTAGTTTTACAAAAATGTATAACGTCCCATACTAGTAATATATAATCAATAAATCCTAACTCTTTTAAAGTATCTAATTCATGTTTCGCTCTATCAACATATTTCTTATAATTCTTATCGGATTTATTGATATTTAAAGTTTTAAATCCGTTTAAAGCTAAAGCTCTTAAAAAATCATAATTTGATGAGTCCTCGCTAATACCTAAATGTCTTTTAGATGCTAAATCAATTTCGAACTCAGGTAATCTAACTCCATGAATATCTAGCTCTGTATCTTCAAACTTATCAGAAAAATCTTTGCTATTACAGTAATTATCAGTCTTCATTTTCGTCTTCCTTTTGCTCTTTTTCAATTTTATCTATTTCTTGATTAAAAACATCTAGTCCTCTTGCTAAGATTTTCATGGAAGCTCTATCTTTTAAGCTATAAAATACATCCGCTTTACCTTTCTTTTTACCTTTTTCTATAGTTATAAGAAGATATTCTATACCATAGTCTTCTAACTTCTGTATAGTATCGTAAACATTATCTAGTGAAGCCATTTTATACCTCGATCTGCCATTTTAATTTATTCCATACCTTTAAGTTTAAATCAAGATCATTTATTGCGTCGTGAAGACTTTCGTAATCATGCTCTATGCCATTTTCTTTTGCTAGGAAAGTTAAAGAACTTTTAACATTCTTTTTTCTGGTATGAAGAATTTTATATTGGTATTCGATTAAATTATCTTTTGAATCGTAAGGCATCTCGTATTTTATGCCTCTGGCTACCGCATTTGTATCGATAAATTTATTCACAAGATGATGCCAATTGCAACCCATATATTTATAATACTCTTTTATAAGATAAATGTCAAATCCAAGAGTGTTGTGACCAATTATATAATCTGCATTATCTAACCAGTCTTTAATAGTCGGAAATACTCCTTTGGGGTCATACCCTTCTTTTTGAACTTTTTTATGATCATATCTTGTTATTCTCGCTGCGTCCTCACTAATTTTTAAATCTGTTTGCCATTTTAAATAAAAATTCTTTTGATCAATTTTATTATCGCCTTTAACCTTAAGCATAGCAATTTGCCAAGGTAGATTATGACAAAAGTTTAAACAAAGATTTAATGTTTCGCAATCTACGAAAACTAAAGTTTTATTTTTATTATATCTTAAAAGATGTTCGTCCATATATTATACTTCAATTATAAATGATTCTTGCTTTCTATTCAAGATTTTATGTCTTTCGTGAAAATCATCTGGAATAGCTCGATCTCTTATTTTATAATGCCATCGAAGATGAGATATCTTATTTTGATAGAGCCATTTATTATTATCTTTAGTTAAATTGTAGAGATAAAAATGCATTAAATCTTTAGAAAATGCTACAATAATAGATTGTGCGCCTGCTTTAGTTGCAATAAACACGCTCAACTTGCCTTGCCCCTGATTTCTGTATCGTGTAACAATTGATTTAAAAAAGTTAAGTGATGGTCTAATTTCAATAGTAGTTTTCCATTCTTGATCATCTATCATTTCTACATCATATCTTGATTGATAATTATTTATTAAAGTAAGTTCAAGTCCAGCAACAATAGTTGGTTCTCCAGGTCTTTCATATTTTACGCACATTAAATCTACATCAATTGAATAAAGGCTATCTTCATCATAAAGCATATTTTTATAATCATAGGATCTGTCTTCTCTACTTTGTATTTGTCTCGCTTTATTACCATACTGATTTACTATCACTTCTGGATTTTGAATTTTCATATTATTTATTATTTTTCCAACTTTCAAAGCAAAATTCATTGCTACTCATGTGTTCAATGTCTGGCTTATTTAAGACGCTTCTTTTATTTATGCATCTAAAGGTCAAATATGTTTTAAAGTCTTTTTTATCAGTATAATAAATACTTTTTGCATTAAAAACTTCTAGTTCGTTCTTTTTTGCAAATGATAACATCTTATCTCTAATAATAATATCAAAAGGTAATTCATTTTGCTCAATAAATACTACTGGTTTTGTAAAGTCTATCTGAGGAACGCATATGCTATTTTTTAAAGTATTATTAAATATGAAAGAGTCGTAAAATGGAATACCCATAATTAAATTATCTGACCAATTATTTTTTATTGTTGCGTAATCTATTCTAGGCTCATAATAAAAACCATCTTTTGCCCCAATACTAAATAATTTAGTTAAAGATTCGTAACCTTTTTTATTTTTAAAGAAAAGTATTAATTTGGAATTTTTAGCTCTTGACTCATCAGTTTTATCAGTCATGGATTCTGTAACTGAAATTCTTAGTCCATAATTTAATTTAATATTATTATTCTTGCAATTCGTATAAGCTTCTAAAAATGAAGACATATTATCCTCTACTAGATAAAGTTCTTTAATTTTGTTTTCTTTACAGATTTGGATAATAGAATCTGGATAATTATCTTTTTCATCTTTATCTTCAAGAGTTAAGATTGACCTACCTAAAGAATAGTGAGATTTAAACAACGGTATCATTTATATTAGCTTAACAGCAATTTTCTAAAAAATCAATCTAAAAAACTATCTTTCTTTGTATTCTCTTGTTTATTGTTGAATTTTGGGCATCCTTCATATTTTCTTGTTTCTATTTTAAATCCATTAATATTTTTGAAATCATTCTTTAGACTGGTTTCTATTATTTCTCCGCCTTCATTTATTTTAACATAATAATCATAAGGAGCTTTATATGGACAAACCCAAGACCCTATCCCACACATCCATTTATTCTTTTGGCTATCTACTGCAAAATTGGCCTTTGCACTATTTTCATCAAAATTATTTATATATTCATTAATGTGTTCTAGATAATATTCAAAACCTTTTATCTGTTCGTCATTAAATGAAAGTTCTTGAGTAGGCTTTTTAGGAAATCTAAGGAAAAGAAATTTGATTATGGGTTTTAATTTGGGCCAAAGCTTTTTGCTGGCTAGACTATACATCATTGCTTGAATATTGGCTTCTAGCTCATCTCCTCTGAATTTATACTTGGAGCTCTTGTAGTCGATTATATGCATTTCTTTTTTGATTTTAATGGGTTTATCCATGAAACCACGGATATGATATTTGGGCTGGTCATTTTGAATATTAAATGCATACTCTGGTTTTACTATCTTTCCATTTTCTCCAAAGAAATCTTCTTTAAGGCCCACCAGTATCATTTCATCTAATAGTTCATAATTAGATTCAGCCAAACCCACTTTCAATGATAATTTTTTAACTAATTTATATATGCCTTTGCTACCATTAATTGAATTATTTTTAATGATAATATCATAATGTCTTTTATGTCTTTCTTTTAATAGTAATTCAAAAACTGTATGGCAAATTGTGCCTCTCAAAGCTCCTTCGTTCTGGGTTTGAGGAATTTTATCATGATAATTATTCCAGTAGACCCAAGAGCAAGTTTCAAGAGTCTTAATTCTAGAGGCTGATAAAACTTTTAAAGAGCTTTTTTCCATTGAAGTATTTCCTCTCTTGTCATCTCTCCGAAATCTTTTTTGATAGGTAAAGCTATTTTAAGTTGTCGTTGATCAAAATATCTTTTGAGTCTAGAGTAGATTTTATCTGCGCCAATATTTCCTGCCATATTTTTATTTGAATCATTGTTTAAGCTGATATATATTTTTTTAATATCTAATTTAAGCATCTGATTTAATATGGGTAGACTAAGACTAGTACCGAAAGTAACTAAAACATTTTTAATGTCGTTTTGCCATAAATTTAACATATCTCCTACGCTCTCTACCAGAATAACTTCTCTTTGCTCTTGTAATATAGAATGATTTAAAAACAATGGATATAAAAAATCACTCTTCTCTCCAAGGTGCTTCCATTTTATCTTAGAGATATTTGTAACATCTCTACCAGAAAATCCTATAATATTATTCTTCAAATTGAAAATAGGAAAAACATATCTATTTTTCATTTTGCCAGCTTTAGCTACACCACCTTTAAACTGAGATATAGTTTCTTGAGTTATATTCCTATTCATCCAGTAGTCATGACTAACCTCTAACCTATCTAAAATAGATATATCAAAATTTTTTGTAGATTTAATTAAAGGCTTTTCTACATTAGTAGGAAGTTGGGATATGAAATTTTTATTTTTAAGCCATTGTTTAGCTTCATCAACACCATCTAATTTTAGGGTAAGCTTAACTAAAGAATTTAAATCGCCACTTATGTTCTGTTTAAAGTCAAACCAATTACCGCTATTTTTTTCTATTTTTAATACTGTGTCGTTATCACTATCTCTATATAAAGGTCTTGCACGATACTCTTTACCATGGTCTTTCAATTTATATCCTAAGTCCGTAAGGACTTGAAAGACGTTTAATTCTTCCATTCTAATGCCTCTGCTATTACTGGAAAATTATCTATGAATATTTTTTTACATTCATCAGCAATTAATCGATGTTCTTTTTGAGTATTTTCTTGAGTCCTTAATTCAATATAATGAATCCAACTTCTTAAAGAGCCTTTCATATACATGGTTGTTTGAGTTGTCAAAGGTAAAACCATTCTTGCTACTTCTTTAGCTATGCCATTATCGATCATGGTTTGATAACAATGCTCCGATAAAGAAAGAGTTTCTGCTAATAGACCATTTAAATTATTATATTCTGGATGATTTTTGGGTAAAAGATCTTCTCCAACCTGTCGATTCTTACTTCCTTGAAGTCTTAATTCTACATCTTCGTAATCGGTTGCTTCGCTATATCTTTGCGAGAATTCCTGAAAATTAAATGATCTATGTCTTAAAATTTGAGCTGCTATAGCTCTACTAGTTTTAATTTCAATAGCCATATCTACCATCTCAAATGGACTCCAATGCTTGTGCTTAATAAGAAAGGCTAACAGCTTAGGCGCAGTTTCTTTATTGAATTGATTTGAAGGGTTACTAACTCTAGCGTAATAAGCTACTAGATGTTCTGCTTTTTCTATTCCTGTTATTTGTGGAGCTGTAGTAGATATTAATTTTACATTCACAATATTTCTCCATCATTTTGATTAGAATCATCAAGTTCGTAACGCTCTCTTTGAGAAGCAGATACATCGTTCAAAGAACCGCGCTCTTCAATATTAAAATTTTCTACTTGATAATTCAAGTAATTCTGCGCCCATGTTTCTTTACCAGTACAATCTAATCTTCTAACTAAATCTTGGTGACCAGCAGCATCTTTACCTTGAAATCTAGTTTTTGTTGGTATTAATTTATGCGTACCAAATGCTTGACCATCTAGAGCAAGCTCATCTAAAGTTTTTCTTCTAAAGATCGCTACAAAAGAAGCAAACCATTGAAGTCTGTCTGATAAAGAGATTACTGAGCTATCATCAACTACCTCTGAGCCTTTTCTATTAAAGCTTTCTCCAGTTCTATTTAATTGCATCGCAGTAATAACTGGGCATTGAATTTCTTCCGATATTCTTTTAAGTTTATCAATTTTATCTCCAATAGCTTGATGCTCTGCCCAATTTTGACCGACCTTTTCTCCAGTTAATTTTATATAATCATAAGCGATCATGGCTTGATTTCCTCTGCCGACTTTTGAAAGATACCATCTACGGATAATAGAACAAATTTGATCTATGTTTTTATTGCCAACATGATAATGAAAATATTCATACTTCTTTACTTTGCTCCAAGCTTCTCTTACTTTTTTTGTCATTTCCTCATTTTTGCGCCAGTTACCAGTTTCAAGATACCAAACTGGTACACCACTCAAAGATGCAACCATTCTTAATTGAATATCTACGGTTTGCATTTCAGTGTCCAAGATCAAAGTCTTTGTTTTATTCTTAGGGTTAATGGCTGTTTTAAAACAAATATCATTCAAAAATGAACTTTTTCCTTGTCCAGGTCTACTAGCGATAGCATAAATATTACCATTTTTTAAACCACCATACATTCTATTAAATTCTGAATATGGTGTGATCAATCCAGTTTCATCTTTAGGGGAGTTTCCTCTTTCTTCAATAAGGTCTTCTACTCCTTCAAAAATATTAATTGGTATATCATTTTCTGAATAAGATGATATTTTTTTGTTATATATACCATCTATCTTACCAATGATCTCATCCAATGAATCTTCTGCATTTTTAGTAACATACTCTTTAAGGTTATCTGCTGTTTGGCAAAGCTCTCTTCGAACTCTAAATTTAATTAATTCTTTGCAGGCTGTCATGGTAGCTTCTTCTGTGATCTGAGAAAAAGTTAAATTATCTATATAATCAAAAATATTAATTTCATCTTTAAAAGATATACCTAAATTCTTTATCTTTTCGGCCAATAAGACTTTATCTACGTTTTCGCCTTTATATTTGATATTCTTAAATACTGAATAAATAGTAGAATGAACATCATTAAAAAAGTCATTTTCTGATAAAAATACATCAATATCAGCGAATAGATCTTGATATTTTAATAAGCCGCTAAGAACATGTCGCTCTACTTGTAGGGAGTAAATCATTCAATATATATGATACCAAACTAAAAATCAAAAGTCAAGTTTTAACTATCCTCGTCATTATCTTCATCTAGCTTTTCGTTATTTCTATTAATTAAATCTGTGGTAGCTTCGAAATTTAATTGATCAACACTTTGACCCCATGTATTTAAATAATATAAAAGTGCCATAGCATTTATTTGATTATCAAATTTTGTATATACTTGAGGCTCACCTTTTGCTGAGAAATTAAATAAAATATATCCACCGTAACTGCACTCGTCAATCTGTTTTAATAAAGATTCTGGGAAGTTGAATTTCTTCTTATTAGTCACTATAAAGTTTTACACTTAAATAATAAGTACGCCGCATTTTTCTTCTATATATTGTGGTGATAAAGTTTTAAGGTCGTTTTCATACAATTCTATAAATTTAAATCCATTCATATCTATCCATTTTTCTTTTTTAACATCTCTCTTTATACTTTCAAGATATTTTAATCTTGAGTTATCATGAAAAAATTTATTAAAGGATTCATGTTGAGAACCTTGTATCTCTACGGCTATCTTTTTTGTTGCATTTAATAAATCTATCTTAAGCATGCTACCATAAACAGGGAACTCTTCATAAACTATATGATTTTTCCAATAAGGATAAAAGAATTTTTTAAAATTATATTGAAGTTTGCTTCTGCTTTTAGCTTCCCAATTAATTAAGTATCTTCTAACATTTTTATTAACGAGTTTTCCGTTAACGTTTAAAAGCCTCATAGTGCCAAGGTATTAATGAATTTATTATAAAAATAATCTACAATAGGTCTATTATCTTCTAAGTAAGATCTAAGATTATCTACTCCTTGATGCTGTTTTTTTAATTCTAAATTTTCTTTTTTAAGTTCTTCTATAATTTCATCTGTGAAAGTAACCCATGCTCCTTTAGCAGATGCAAACTCCCAAGAAAGAATTTGATCAATAATTTCGTACTCTCTCCATACTGAAGAACCGTCTTTCCTTCCGTACTTAATAGGATATTGAACTTTTGAATTTGTAGTTTCATTAGTTGATTTTTTGATAACAATTTTAACGTTATGCCCAATTATCTTGTTTTTAACTTGATCGTATCTTTCATTTGGTTTTTCGAGTATAAGATCTTTGCCAAACTTTGGTTCAAATTCAAGAATCCAATTAGCAAAATGCAAAAGAGCGTTTCCACCAGTTGCGGTAGTTTGTCGGATATCTTTATTGGCAGCATATGGATCGAGTTTAATATCTGAACGGACTTGGCTAATGAATATAGCCATATGCCCACGCTTAGAAAGAGCCAACGATATTCTTTTCATAAGCATTGAGGATATTACTGCGCCACCTGCAACTTTTGTTGCCTCTGTCATGCTTTTAAGACTATCTCCTTTAGTCATTAATCCGTCAACCGAATCCAACACGAACATATATCTTTTGCCTTCATCATTATTCTGAATGAGGTCTTTCATAAGCTCAGAAACTGTTTCGAAAATATTACATTCAAAAACAAAGCATGTACCGTCTTCCCATTCCTCGGCAGAAGTTACGAATTTTATTCCAGACCTTTCTTTGATTTCTTTACTTAATCTTCCTTCTGCTTTGAATAAAAGAGCTTTAGAATCTTTTACTGTTTTAAGGAAATTCTTCATAACCTCTAATGCTTCTGAAGTTTTTCCACCCTCATTCATTCCAATAAACCTATGTAATCCTGGACATAAGCCTCCGCTTGTTGCAATATCTAAATTTAAACTTCCAGTAGATACTTTGTAATAAATCTCTTCTTCATAATTATAATGATCATCTTTATTTTCTTTTAAAAATGAAGATAATCTACTCTTTGCGCTAGGTCCAGTATCTTGTACTGGCTCTTGATCTTTAGGTTTTCTTCCCATAGTTTATAAAGTCTAACAGACTTTTAGGTTTTTTGCAAACTTTTTTATCTTCTCCAATTTTTATTTCTTGTATTTCGAATTTAATTGGCTTATCTAGATCTAAATTATCTTTGATTTTTTCCATAGCTATAAATTTCTTACCATCTTCTGTTAAAAAGAATGCTAGGCTAGGTAAATTAGCAGACTTAAGCCCATTCCAAAAAGAATACCCTTTATAGGTTTTAATTAATTTTTGAGCTATTTTAATTTCTCTTGGCCAGTCTACTTTTTGATTAATGTATTTTTTTATTATGAATTGGCACAGTTTATGAGGTGTCATTATAATAGTTTACTTATTCCTTGATAAATGTCAATATCTTTTTTAAATCCTAGATTATTTACGTCAGGCATTAAGTTTAAATTTGCGAATAGAATCTTCCATGCTAATGAAAATATTTGGTAATTCAAGATCTAATTGTTTGATTTTTTCTGTTGAAAGAACACAATTACTTCGAGCAACTTTAAAACCTATATCTTCTTGTTCTAAAAATTTCCAATTATTATTTTTTAACTTGTATTTTTTTAATATATCTACGATTTCTTTAGCTGTAGCAGATCCTTGGTTTGTTACGTTATATATCCCATAGCTTGGTGCGATTTTCAAACTAATAAATTTATAAATAAATTCATTGAGATCATCAATATTTGTTAGGCTATTTCTATAACTTATAAGACTATCATATTTAAGAATTTTGTTTATATAATTACGATCCGAAGATTTTTCAGAAAAGGGCATTCTTATTCTAAAAATATACGATTTTGTACCTTTCAAAGATAGCTCACAAGCATGTTTAGTTTTGCTATAGAAGCTACTATTCTGATTATATATCCCAAAATTAGGTTCATCTTCTTCACTATAATCTTTTTCATGTCCAGTGTATACGCATCCACTACTAATATGAATAATTGGTATATTTAAATGCATTGCCGCTTCGGTTAAAAGAATTGGAAGCTTTACATTATACAACCAACATATTTCCTTATTATTTTCACACCCTTCTACATTTGGTCTGCCAGTATATCCAGCACAATTCACAATATAATCTATTTTTTTATCTTTTAAATATTCTTGTAAAACATTTAAATCTAAATAATTTAAATTTTTTTGTGAAAAGATTTGTACTTGAATATCTGATTTACATTTCAAATATTCATAAAAATTTAATCCAATATATCCTTTGCCGAGTAATAAAATTTTTTTCATATATGTAATTTTCTATTTATGAAATTTTGACATTTCATTTTCAAAGATAAACTAGATCCCATTTGACCATTTTTTCAATAAGTTTGTCGAATGAAATCTTTGGCTCCCAGTTCAATTCTTTTCTCGCTTTATTGGAATCTCCAAGTAGAAGTTCTACTTCGGCTGGTCTATAAAATTTTGGATTAATCTGAATTAATACTTTTTTATCATTAGATAAATACACTTCGTGTTCCTTCTCTCCTATCCACTCTCCATCGATTCCAGCACATGCAAAAGCTTTTTCCGCAAACTCTTTAATTGTATGAGTTTCATTAGATGACAAAATATATTCTTTTGGTGTTCCATCATAATTTGAATTATATTTATCTTGATTTAAGATCATCCAAACTCCTTCTATAAAATCTTCTGCATCACTCCAATCTCGTTTAGCTTCAATATTTCCTAATTCAAGTGGTTGAAATTCTTCTTTACTTTTGATTGCTCTATGAATTCGAGCTACATTTTTTGTAATTTTTCTAGTAACAAATTCTTCGCCTCTCCTTGTTCCCTCATGATTGAATAACCATCCTTGAATAGCGTAAATATTATAAGATTCTCTATACACTTTTACCAATTGCCTAGAAGCCGCTTTACTTGCTCCATATGGACTTCTTGGTTTTAATGGGTGATTTTCATCTTGAGGGGTATATTGTACATTTCCAAATTCTTCACTTGATCCAGCTTGATAAAGCCTACAAGATGGTTTGTAAAGCCTTATTGCTTCTAAAATATCAAGTACAGCGGTAGAATTAGTTTGCCAAGTTTGACGAGCAAAATCCCAGCTACTTGCAACGAAACTTTGCGCAGCAAAATTAATAAAATAATCTGGTTGTAGTTTTTCTACAGTTCGAGATATTGCATGAGAATCTGTTAGATCAAAATTAATGAGATAAAATCTATCAGATTTAATATGTTTAATATTTTCATGATTATATACGCTCAATCTTCTGACACCGCCAAAAATAACATAATCCGTATTTTTAAGTAAAAAATCAATCATATGACTTCCATCTTGACCAGTTACTCCAGTTATTACCACCGTCTTTCTTCCATTAATAATTCTACTAGCATCTTCAATACTAAAAATATTAGAAGTATCTATTTTTTTTCCATAATAAGTTTCCTTGAAGTTTAAATTCATATTAATATACTATAATAATTTTTATAAAAAATCAATTGTTTGTTAAACATACCAAATTAATCATCCTTTATACGCTTTAACTGATATAATTTTATTATCTTTAAATTTAATAACATCAACAACTTCTAAAATATCATTACCATTTATTGTTATTAATATTTGGCAAGAAAATTCATCTTCTTTTTCGAAAATATTTATCACATCAACCTTAATTGTATTAACATTATTGAAGATATTTTGATTTGCTTTAATAACATCATCTTTACCATTAGATGAGTTTTCCCAATCTACTAATGTTATATTTTCATCAAAAATATCTGTCAACCCTTGTATATCTTTGTTCGAAAACATTTCAAAATAAGATATTAAAATTTCTTTTTTATCAATTTTAAGATTTTGCATAAATCTATCAATTCTCTCTATTATTTTATTTTTTATTTTACTATCAACATTTATGTTTAATAATTTTTTTATTTGAATAAACTCTGGATTTGAGAAGACATAATGTCCACAAATATTGATTAATTCTATTTTTTTTTGAAAAGGATTAAAATCATGTGAAACCCATTTTACCCATCTTTTTGATTCATAACATATTTGATAAAATTTTTCTAATAAATCTTGATTATCGCCTATTTCTTCTAAAATAATTTTTGTCTCTAATTGCCCAAATTCTGGCGCAATATTAATACCATTTAAACCACAAATAAATTTATTAGATAAAATATTATCGTGTATATAGTCTCCATTATGCTCTTTTGATATCAGACTATGTTTTTTGGCAACTTCTAACATTTTAATTAATCTAGAGTTATCATAATTACCTATATTTTTATTACCTTTAAGTGCTGTTCCTGATTGAATTACAACATATTTTATATTTTTATAAACATTAGATGGTAATTTTATTTTTAAATCATTTATTAAGTTCTCTAGCTCTTCTGATGAGAAAGGTCTTATAGCTTCTTCAGTCCCTATTTCGTAATATAAATTTGGGTTTTCTGCAAAACCCATCATAATGAAATCTATTGTAGCGTTTAACCCATCTAGATAGTTTTTGTGTTTTTTCCATACATCAATATGTACAACGTCAAAATATTTGCAATCTTCTTTAAAGGATTCTATCCCATCGTCTTCAAAATTACCTTGTAATGGTCCGCAGTGGTCCCTAACTAGTAAAATCTTATTCGATTTGCTTTTAACGTATTCACAAAAATCTTTTGTCGTCCAGTTATTAACATAACCACCATCTTTTTCAATTTGTCGCCTAGATGGTATTATACCAATTTCTGCATTATTATTATTAGCGTAGTCAATTATTGCATCTACAACATTTTTACTCATTGGTCCTATAAATAATTTCGCTTTCATAGGATTATTATATTATAAATAAAGGTTTTTGTAAAGATTAAAACGGCCAAAATAATATAAAAATTCACCCATTTTATGTTCGTGCAATGGGGCCATATTTAACCAAATGATAGCGGTTAATATTTGAACTTTTTGTAAATCTAAATCATTATCAATAACCCATTTATGTAATTTTTCTCTACAATTTGTTAATATATCGCTTCTTAAAATATCGCATCTAACAGTATTTTCAGATTTGTTTACTAAGTATAATCCTTTACGCACTATATCGTGATTAAAAACCAAGTTATGGTTTAATTTAGCTAAATCATAATATATATCACCATTTTTTAAATTACCACCGAAATCTTGTCTCCAGTCCAAAAGAACAAATTCACTTTTATTTTTATATATAATATTGTCTAATATATAATCACCGTGGAATTGATAAAAGTATTCTGAACATAACCAGTTTACATCTATCTGTTTTAGCATGTCAATTGCCGATGGCACCATTAACCCATTAATTAAAATTGGTGTGTCATCAATTTTATTATTGTTAAATAATTTTTCTAGTCGTTTATAAGTTTTATCAAAATAAAATTCTTTTGTTATTTTTTTAAATTCTTCAGATTTACCGTTTTTAATCCATAGATTTTTTTTACTCCAATCTAAAAAGTTATCAAAAATAATTTCATTAACAACATTTGCCAATAAGTCACCAACAGCATATTCATATTTATAAAAGTTATCGCGGTATGCTAATAATTTTGGCGTTAGTCCAGATAACTCTTGACACCTTTGAATTCTATTTTCGCATATTTTTTTATTGTAGAAAAATTTAATAACAAAATTATCAAATAAAAATATTGATTCATCAACTTTATCTAGTAATTCAAATTTATCGTGTATCACTTCTCTAGCGTGTTTTAATTCAGACACATTTCCAATATCTAACCATTTAAAATATTCAATAACTTCCCACTTAACATTCATTTTATTGATGGCATGACAATCACTTAATGATGTATCATTTACATTCGATTCGTATTCTTCAGTTAATGAATCCCAAAATAATTGATAATCATTGATACCAGCCAAGCCAATGTAAGCAAATTTAGAATTTAAATCACCCTTTTCATTTATCATTCTACTGGATATATATGATATAGTTCTGTACTGTGAATTATTTTCTTTGAATTGTGCGCCTAACCAATTTTTAATTGGCGCTTGTATTTTTTCTGTTATAATTGTATCAGCAGCATGAAAAATAAATGGACACTGTAATTCATCTTTAGCTTTTAAAATTGAATATCCTAAACTAGAACCTTCACCTTCAAATTTATCAACAATAATAAATTTAAATTTTCTACTTGGATATGCTAGTGTTAAAAAATCTTTAACTTGATTACCGAAATAACCTAATGTGATAACAATTTCAATATCTTCAGGATATAATTCAATGATATATGAAATAGCAGGTTTTTTACCTATGCGTACTAAACACTTATTAGTAAAGTTTGTTAAGTTGCCCAATCTAGATCCTATGCCGCTAGTTGTTATTAAAACTTTATACTCTTCCATATTTATCTTCTATTCTAATAACGTCATCTAGAAAATTTGTAGAACTTTCTAAATATAAACTGTCAACAATTGCCGACATTCTATGAACTACAAATGGTTCAATCGTGTAATACTCACCTTCATTTAAAATCATTTCAGTTAAGGTGTCTTTGTCTGGGCCAATTTCAAATTTAATTTGACCTTTTAAAACATAAAAAGATTCATGTTTTTTTTCATGGTACTGTAAGCTGCAACTGTTACCAGCTGTCATGAATAATTCTTTAACAACATAATTATTGTTAACTTCAATCCATTTTTCCCATCCCCATGGTTTATCAACTTTTGTAATTTCTTTTTTCATCATTTTAAAATTTTAACTATTTGTTGTTCATTACTTGATGTTCCATCGTAATGGTTTATTAATTCATATTCCCTATTAAAATCTTTAACCCATTCATAAAAACATTTTTGTTCATGGTCATCATTTCTATCATTACCCCCACTATAATAAACCCATTCATCAAAGACTATAATAGTGTTTGGTTTAATATAATCATTAAGGTTATAAAGAACTGTTTTTGTTGATGAATATAGGTCACAATCCACATGTAATAAGCCAATATCTTCTACTTCTTTTAAATATTCATGTATTGTATTCTCAAACCAACCTTTGTAAAATTTAACATCTTTGATGTCTGGGATTTCATTATTGGTTGAAAAGAACCCTTTGACACAAACACCATCTCCAGCGATATTTTTATTTAAATCTACCCAATCTTCTGGTAACCCTTCAAAGGAATCAAAACCAAAAACTTTATAGTCTTTAGAAAAATAATTTCTAATCAAATTTATTGTTCTACCTTTATAAACACCAAATTCTAAAATGTGTTTATATTTTTCATCCATTAATTTGCAACCTAATTCAATGTGTTTCATAAATTTTCTATATTACCTATACCCTCATTTCTTTTGAGATTTATCGCTATTGCTGTGTCATTTTCTTTATCTTTTTTTCTATCATTTATAATGACTCTAATCCCACCACCTAAACCCATAATTAGTTGATCGTAGAATATACCTAATTCTGCTAATTGTTTAGTGGTTATATCTCTAACACCCTCACGTCTACCAGTAGTTAAAATAATATTATAACCTTTTTTATCCCATTCAGATAACTTTTCTAAAGTACCATCTAAAAGTTTAGGGGTTTTAGTAAATTGCTCTGCAATGTTTTCGGAATGCTCAATAAGTGTTCCATCAATATCTAAAAAAATTGTTTTTGGTCTATTCATGTTTTTATTTATTAATAAGTTATTGTGTGTCTAATTCCCACCATGAATGTATACCTCTACTATCAGTGTCAATATGATATGAATTTAATAATTCTTTTAACTGTGGGTATTTTGTAAAATTCCATAATCCTTGCGATAAAGCGTGCATGTGTGGAAAAAACAAAGAGTTAGTTGTCCTTAGACTAGTAACAGTTTTTATATTTTGAACACTGAAACAGTTTTTGCTGCCCATAAAATTTAAACAATCTCCATCTTCATTCTGGTTTTTGCCCTTTTTTAAAGTGTTTGAAAATTCTTTAAACGTTTTTGTTTTCCATATAGCTGGTTGAAAAATGTGATTTTTTTCTTTATAGAAAAAATAATCATCGTAAGTAGTTGGTATACCTTCTTGAATTGATGTTGTGGAAATGTGTGAGTAGCTTAATAAATAATCAATTTCATTTTTTTCCATAAACATAACCATATCATTAACTACAACATTTGTAACTTTATTAGTTGGCAACCAGTCTTCATGGATAAATAACACGTATTTATCGTCTATTTCATTTAAAATTGTTGCAATTCTATCTGTCCAAATCATGCTATCATCATAAACATGTTTTATCCAATTTATAGGTATATTGTGTTTCTCTAAATCCTTAAAAGTTTTATCATACGCAAAATGTATTTCTAATTCTACATTTTTATTAACTAAATCTATTAGT